GGAGAAAGCCCAGGCCGAACTGCGGAAGCACTCGGACAAGGACAAGAGCGACACCCAGCGCCTCACCGAGGAGCGGGACCAGCTCAAGGCCGAGCTCAGCAAGGCCACCTCGGCCATGAAGCGCCGAGAACTCGCCGAGGATCTCGCGCCCGACCACGCGACCCCGGCACAGATCCGCCAGGTCGCCAAGCGGCTGCGCGGGGACACCGACGACGAACTCAAGGCCGACGCCGAGGAGCTCTACGCCCTCATCGCGCCGGAGCCGGCCTCGTCCAAGCCTCCGGTGTCCAGCAAGCCCAAGGAGCGCCTCCGTGGTGGAGGCGACCCCGACGAGGGGCCGGACGAAACCGACCCCGCGAAGCTCGCCGCCCTGGTTCAGCGGCGGTAGAGCACGCCGCACGGCCCGTTCGCCACGGCGCCTTATGCGGTCCAACCCCTGACACCTCTTGGAGGTCCCCGTGGCGAACACCTTTGTCAAGTCTCAGAAGATCACAGCGATGGCGCTGGGTCTTCTGCAGCGGGAGATCATCCTCCCGTCCCTGGTCTGGACCGATGCCACCAAGCCGTCGGACTGGGTCGGCAACGCCGGAGACACCGTCTCCATCCGCGTGCCCGCCCGCACCACGGCCCGCACTCGGACCCTGCGCGGCGCACGCCCCAGCGCCTCTGAGGGCGACGGCATCATCACGATGGACAACCTGGTCGAGACCAAGGTCGACGTGACCCTGGACCAGGCCATCTACTCGGCCGTGCCGACCACGGACGAGGAGGAGACCCTCGACATCATCTCCTACGGAGACCAGATCCTCACCCCGATGGTGCGGGCGGTCGCCGAGGGCGCCGAGAACAAGATCGCCAAGGTCATGCAGAACGCGACCTACGCGCACACCGCCACCATCTCGGCGGCGGACACCTTCCCGGGCTTCGTGGACGCTCGTCGGTACCTCAACGACGAGCACGTGCCCATGAGCGACCGCATCGTGGTCGTGGGCTCGGGCATCGAGGCCGCGCTGCTCAAGGACCCGCAGTTCCGCCGGTACGACGCCTCTGGTGACTCGGGTGCCGGTTCGGCCCTGCGGGACGCCACCATCGGCCGCATCGCGGGCTTCCCGCAGGTGGTCGTGTCCCTGGCGCTGGACCCGGACGAGGGCTACGCGTTCCACCGCACCGCGTACAGCGCGGTCATGGTGGCTCCGAAGGTGCCCAGTGGCGCCAGCTACGGCTCGACGCTGAGCAAGAACGGCCTGAGCCTGCGGTGGATCAAGGACTACGACTTCCGTAACGCCCAGGACCGGTCCATGGTCGATCTGTACATGGGCTGTTCGGCGATTGTCGATGGCCCGGAGTCCAACGAGACCCAGACCGTCACGATCACCGGCACCCCGACTGGCGGCAGCTTCACGCTGACCTATGACGGGAACACCACGGCGGCCATCGCGTACAACGCTACGGCCGCTCAGGTGAAGTCGGCGCTGATCGCGGCCACCCCGCTGGCGTCCAACCAGGTCAGCACCGCCGGCGGCGCCCTGCCCGGCTCGGCGGTCACCGTGACCATCGACCTGGACGGACTCAACCCGCCCCAGATGACCGCGACCAGCTCGCTCACCGGCGGCACCTCGCCGGCCGTCGCGGTCACCACGACCACGCCCGAGGGCAGCACGAAGACCTTCGTGCGCGCGGTCAAGCTGGTCCTGGGCGCGTAAGTCGTGGCCACGCTGCCGCCCCTGGCCGCCGTTGAGGATCTCGTTGCCCGCCTGGGTAGCGAGATCACCGACGGCAGCTCGGACCAGGCCCGCGCGGCGGCGGCGCTGGAAGACGTGTCGGCGTTCATCCGGGAAGAGGCACACAAGCTGTGGCTCGACCCGGATGACCCGACCGTCGCGGCCCCGCCGGCCGTCATCCGAACGATCGCACTGCGAGTCGCCGAGCGGTCTTACCGCAACCCCGAGGGCTTTTCCTCGGAGTCCGCGGCCGACTACAGCTACCAGCGCAACGGGGCCACCGGTGAAGGCGGGCTCTACTTCACCGAGCGCGAGCTCAAGCAGATCCGCCGCGCCGCCGGCCGGACCGGCATGTGGACCCAGCAGGTCACCCGTGGCGATCTGTACGCGCAAGGCACGCGGTGGATGGAGGACAGTTTCGGCCTCGAGCTGTTCCCGGTCGACGTCATTGACGAGTGCTACTGATGTCGCTCCTGGACAACGGCCCGCACACGGTCAAGGTCTACCTCGAAGAGGTGACCGAGGACTTCCGCAAGAACGTGATCCGGCGGCCCAAGGCTGACAGCCCCGTGACCGTGACCGGCTGCTGGATGCAGCCGGTGGCGAGCGCCCGTGGCGCCTTCGCCGCGCTGAAGGTCTCCGACGGCCAACAGGTGCTCGTGGCCTACAAGCTCATCGCGCGCAACGCGCCGGTCGGCTGGTGGTCCCGCGTCGAGTGGGTCGACGAGGACGGCAACACCCGTAGGTTCTCCGTCCTGGGCGGGCCCCAGGTCCGGCCGTTCTCTTCGATGACCCGACACATCAGCGTGACGCTGCGAGAGGAGCGCTGACATGGCCAAGGTCAACATCTACAAGCGCTGCAACGAGATCGTGGCCCACGAGACCGGGGTGATCGCCGCGGTCGCGTCCAAGGCCGGCGAGGGTGCGTCCCGGGCGCAGGCGATCCTGGCGGCACACCAGCCTGGTCGGCGGCCGGGCAGCGGCGGCTCGCACATCACCGTCACGCACGGCTCGGTCGACTCCTTCGTCAACCTGGTCGACCCGGGCGGCGCCGCGGCGGCCATCGAGTTCGGTCGACTCTCTGTCGGCCGGAGCCGGGGCACCACGCGTGGTGTCGGGGCCATCTCCGGGGCCTTCTGATGGTCTACCCGCTGGACGGGACCCGCCCGGCGTTCGTGGATGGCATCGCGGTCCTGCTCACGCTGCTGCGCGAGGGTCTTGGCCCCGGCGTGAACGTCTACGAGGACATCCCGGACCTTCAGCACGCCCTGTTGCCCATGGTCACGGTCAGCCGGGCCGGGGGCTCCTCGGACCACCCGGCGTTCACCTCCGACTTCTTCGTGCACGTCAACTGCTGGTCGGACGTGAGCGACGAGTTCCCCGACGACTCCTTCCAGGCCACCTACGAGCTCTCGCAGCGCGCCGCACGGGTCCTGTACTGGGCCTGGCGCAACCAGACCGTCGCGCTCGACGAGAACGGCCGAGCGCTGGGCTGGATCGCCAAGTGGCGGGAGAGCTCAGGCTTCCAACGATTCACCGACCCCGACCTTCCACATATCGGCAGGTACGTCGGGGTCTACGACCTGAAGATCCGCAACCCGCGCCCCTAGTCCGCGCAGCAACACCCATCACCCGCACTCCCGGCACGCCCGTGCCTGGGGGCTGCTTCATCACGTCCCCAAGGAGATAGCTATGGGCATGTCCGATCAGGCTGTGGTGATCCCCGGCCAGGGATTCCTCTACACGGCCCCCGTGGGTACCCCGCGCCCCACCAACCTCACCGACCCCGAGAGCCCCTGGGAGAACCTGGGGCACTCGAGCATCGACGACAACGTCACCTTCGCCCGTGACGGCGGTGACTCGAACATCATGGGCACCTGGCAGAACCCCGCGCTGCGGGACCGCCGGGACGCCGTCACGTTCGCAGTCACCGTGACCCTGCAGCAGATCGACAACAACTCCCTCGGCCTGTACTTCGGCGGTGGCGACGGCTCCGTGGCCGGCGTGTTCACCGTGGCGGCCAACGCGGTCCCGCAGGAGAAGGCGCTCTACATCCGGATCATCGACGGAGACAACGAGGTCGGGGTCTACATCCCCAAGACCGCGATCGGCTCCGATGACGATGTCGAGTTCGACGTGGAGAACTTCGTCGGGTTCCCGATCCGGGCCTCGATCCTCAACGTCACCGGCCAGGGCCTGATGGATTGGCTGGGCGAGCACCTGGGCCTGCAGGGCAACGAGGTCCAGTCGGTCGCCATCACCGGGACGCCGACCGGCGGCAGCTTCACGCTGACCTGGAGCGGCCAGACCACCGGCGCCATCGCCTGGAACGCCTCGGCCGCCGCTGTGCGGACCGCCCTGGTGGCGCTGTCGAACATCACCGCCGGCGACGTCGCCACCTCCGGCGGTCCACTGCCGGGCACTCCGGTGGTGGTCACCTTCCAGGGCCAGTACGCCGACGCCGACGTGGCACAGATGACCGCGGATGGCGCGCTGCTCACACCGAGCGGCACGGTCGATGTCACCACGACCACCCCGGGCGGCAACTGATCGGTCAGCCGGCCGGAGTTCCGCGCGGGTTCGCCGGCCGGCTCGACCTCTCCATCCCGAACCCGCGTAAGTGATCAAGGAGAACCCGCGCATGAGCTCCACCGAACCCGCATCCACCATGGTCGACCAGCTCGCCGAGGACACGAAGGCGGCCGACGCGCCGCCGGAGTACCCCGACGGCGCCCCGAAGCTCTACTCGCTGCTGAAGATGCCCTACCGGCGTCGCGCGGTGGCGATGCGCAAGTACGGGGAGCTGCAGGACTACCTGAAGGCCCACCCGGAGCTGCAGAAGGCCGCCGAGGACAGCGCCGAGGCCCCGGCCGAAGACGTCGAGGTGGACCTGTCCTCGGCGGCTGACTCCTACGAGATGGTCGCCCTGATGGACGACGTGCTGGCCTCGGTGGCTCGTGACGAGGCCGAGTACGAAGCCTGGGGCGAGACCGGCGACCGTTACGACATCGACGTCTTCATGGCCGCCTGGGCGGCATGGCAGGCGGCCAGCCAGCCGGGGGAAGCCTCCAGCTCGTCAAGCTGATCGACGAGCACGGGCCGGCTCTCCTGGCCGACCTGCGCGACCGCGGGCTCGACATCCGAGACCTCTGGCGCGACGGGTCGGGATTGACACCCCGGTACGTGCTCTGGCTTGTCGGGCAACTCCCCGAATCCAGCGCGTTCGCCGCTTCGGTGCGCGGCGGGGCGAAGTACCGGTCCTGGACCTTGCACAACCACCTGACGGCCGCGCTGGTGAACCTCACCGTCGCGGCGAACTACCAGCGGGCCGGCAAGAGGCCCAAGAAGCCGCCCATCGTGCCGCCGAAGCCGACGGTCACCTCCCGCAACCGGGCGCGCGGTGCTCGCGTGATGCGGGTGACCGACCTGCCTGGGGCGCGGAAGGTCGCGGGGCGCTAGTCCCAGGGCCCGGGCCGGCGCGGCTCGGGCTGGCGCCCTCGGTAGTAGCGGTAGTGCCAGACGGCGATCAGGGCCACCGGTACGCCAAAGAGCAGCACGGGTAAGGCGTTGCCGGAGAACAGCTCCACGACTCCGATGATCGCCAATATCACGCCGAACAGAAGGCCGCCGGCGATGGCGGCGCTCTTGAGCACGTGGAAGCCGGCGCTCTGTGTCTCGTAGACCCCGGGCTTGATCTCTCGCGTGCGCAGCCAGGCCATGGCCGGTCCTTCCCTGTGGCGGTAGTTGCTCATCGTCCAGCAGGACCAGCTCGTTACGCCATACCCAACTTCACAGACCGGGAGGTTTCGTCGTGCCCGGTGAGAAGCAGGTCGGCTCGGTCAGCATCAGGGTCGTTCCGGATACGACACGCTTCAAGGCTGAGCTGGAGCGCCAGCTGGCGTCCATCAAGGACCTGAAGATCACAGCGAACCTGGACCTGGACAAGGGTGCCGCGCAGGCTGAACTCGACCGCATCTCGGCCGAGCGACCCACGATCACGGCGAACCTGGACCTGGACACCAGTGCGGCCGAGATCCAGAAGGCACTGCTCAAGAAGCCGGTCAAGATCCCGGCCCAGGTGGACGTCAACCAGTCCGAGGTGGCCAGGGCCGCGGCCAAACTCAAGGCGGTCCACATCCCGGCCGACGTGGATTCGGGCAATCTGCAGTCGCTGGTTAGTAAGGCCTTCGCCGGGGTCAAGACCCAGCACATCCCGGTTGACATCGACCAGGACTCGCTGGCCAGACTGCTCAAGCCGATCGACGAGCTGCACGCGGTCAAGGTCAAGGTCCAGGCGGACATCGACAAGGCCACGATCGCTCGAGAGGTGGAGAACCTCCATCTCAGGGCACAGCTCGACATCGACCAGAGCAACTTCCACAAGGCCCTCGCGGACGCCGAAGCTGGATTCAGGAAGTTCGACTCGATCAAGGCGCGTCCAGACCTCGATCGGTCCTTGATCAGTAAGGCCCTCTCCGACATAGGGAGTCTGGGCTCGTCGGTCTTCTCCGGGCTCGGTCAGGCCGGCGCGAATGCGGCCTCGAACATCTCGGACGCATTCTCAGGACTGGGCGACCTGAGTGGGTTCGCCGGGTTCGTCGCCGGACTGGCCAAGGTGTCCGCTATCGCGGCGGCCGTAGCGGTCGGCGGCGCGGCGATCACGGCTGCCTGGGGGGCAGCCTCCACGGCTGTTGCGGCCGTACCAGCGGCCATCGGGCTGATCGGAGCCCCGCTGGCCACGGTGTTGCTCGGCATGGACGGCATTAAGAAGGCCGCGGCGGCGCTCACCCCGGAGTTCGACAAGCTGAAGGCGTCGGTCTCATCGACGTTCCAGGCCCAGCTCGCGCCAGTCTTCAACCAGCTCAAGGGCACGCTCACCGCCCTGACGCCGTCGATCCAGGCCGTCGCCACGTCGATGGTCGGACTGGCCCAACAGACCGCTAACTGGATCACCAACCTGGGCGGCCTGCAGCAGATCCAGACCGTCTTCATCAACGTCGCAGCGGCGCTCAAGCAGATCGACCTGGTTCCGCTGCTGGACGGGTTTACCAAGCTGGCCGGCAACCAGGCCGCACTGTCGGCGCTCACGACGACCATCAACGAGCTCGGTGTCCAGATCCAGGCCATCGCCAACAACCCGGCGCTCGACGAGGCGTTCAAGGGACTGGAGGGCACCCTCAAGGGCGTCACCAAGGGCTTCGGCGACCTGGTCAACAACGGCATCAAGCTCTTCGCTGCTGCCGCCCCGGGCGTGAACCAGGTGGTCAACGCCCTGGACGGGTTCTTCAACCAGTTCGACTGGAATTCGCTGGGCACGTCGGTCGGTCAGGTGTTCTCGGGCATCTCCCAGGGTATCGCCAAGATCTCTCCCGGGACGATCGACGCGATCGAGGCGTCATTCGCCAAGCTCGGCTCGGTCTTCCAGGACGCGACCTTCCAGCAGGATCTCGCGGACATCGCTGGCGCGATCCCGGCCGTGGTCAACCAGCTCGGCAGTCTGACCAAGGGCGTCGCCGACGCAGCCGCCGCTGTCGCGCCGCTCATCACGGCCTACGACAACCTGGACCAGAAGTTCCAGGAGATCGCTAACTCCGACTTCCTGACCAAGCCGCTGCCAGGCTTTGAGGACGACCCGCTCGGCCTGAACACGGCCAACAGGAAGATCAACGAGATCCTGGGCCTGATCCCCACTGAGATGGAGGAGACCAGGGCCAAGGCGGAAGCCGGCGCCGCGAAGATCGCCAAGGGTGTCCACGACGGCATCGTCCCGCCGCTGCGGAACACCGAGACCGAGCTCGGCGAGGTCACGAAGACCTGGACCCCGGCGGTCATCGGGCCGATCCAGACGATGCCGCCCGAGGTGCAGAAGGTCGGCACGGACGTCCACAACGGGTTCGTCCAGAGCGTCCGCCCGGTCGAGTCCGAGGTCGGCACGGTCGCGCAGAACGCGCACAAGAACTTCATCGGGCCGATCGCCACCCTGCCCGGCGAGGTCGGCACGCAGACCGGTGCCATCCCGCCGGCCGCCGGCCAGGGCCTCGCTGACCTACCAGGCCTGTTCGCGGACAAGGCCAACGCCGCCCGCTTGGGCTTCGGCACCGGCATCAAGAACATCAGCCCGGAGACCGCCCAGCAGCTCGGTCTGCTCGGCCCGGCGGTCACCACCGGCCTGACGCCGGCGCAGGACGCCGCCGCCGCCGGCGCGACCGCGATGACGACGGCCTTCACGACCGCGCTGCTGCCGCTCGGCCAGGCGTTTACGACGATCACCCCGCAGATCACCGCCTTCGGCACCGCGCTGACCGCGATGAACCCGCAGCTGCTCGCGTTCGGGACGTCTTTCACGACCCTGAACCCGCAGCTGCTCGCGTTCGGCACGAACTTCACGACGATCAACCCGCAGATGCTGGCGTTCGGTACCACGCTCACCACGCTCAACCCGCAGATCTTGGCGCTCGGAACGTCGATGACGACCCTGAACCCGCAGCTGCTGGCGTTCGGCACGAACTTCACGACGATCAACCCGCAGCTGCTGGCGTTCGGGACCACGCTCACCACGCTCAACCCGCAGCTGTTGGCGTTCGGGACCACGCTGACCACGCTCAACCCGCAGATGCTGGCACTGGGGACCACGTTCACGACCCTCAACCCGCAGATCCTCGCCTTCGGGACGACGCTCACGACGCTCAACCCGCAGATCCTGGCTTTCGGGACCACGCTCACAACGCTCAACCCGCAGTTGATGGCCCTGAGTACGTCGTTCACGACCATCAATCCCGCGTTGACCGCATTCAGCGCCGCTCTAACCGCTGCCGCAGCCGCCGCTACAGCCTTCGGCGCCGCCGTGCAGGCCGCCTTCACCGCCGTGGGCACGGCCGTGACGACCGGCATGACGACCGCTACAACGGCCGTGACGACCGGGTTCCAGACCATGACCCAGACGGCCACGACCGGCGGCCAGGCGATCGTCAAGGCCGCCACCACGATGATGACCGACTTCGCCAAGGCCGTCACCGACGGCATGAGAACGGTCAACGACGCGGTCAAGACCGGCATGGCCACGGCCCTGAAGACAGGTCAGGACGCCGCCAAGCAATTCACCTCGGTCGGCGCCGCCATCGACCAAGGTATCGCGGCCGGCATCACGCAGAACTCGGGCATCGTCCAGGACGCGGTCCGCAAGGTGGTCGCGGACGCCAAGAAGGCCGCCGACGACGCGGCCAAGGTCAACTCGCCCTCGAAGCTGTTCCGGGACGGCACCGGTAAGTCGATCTCCGAGGGTCTCGGCGACGGCATCCTGCTCCTGGGCGGGTACGTGGAGGACTCGGCGCGGTCCGTCGTTCTGGACGCTCACGCCGCCGCTCAGCGGGCGGCCAACAACCTTCCGGACATCTCCGACGCCATGTTCGAGCAGATGGGCCTGAACGACCTGGGCGCGGAGATCGAGGCGCGGGTCAATGCCTCGTTCGGCGACTTCGCCACCTCCGGTGCTGGTCAGGTCATCAACCTCACTGTCCAGACCCTGCTCGACGGCAAGATCATCGACGAGCGGACCGCTCAGCAGATCCGGGCCAATAGCGAAGACCTGCTGCTGAAGTGGAGGGCGGGCTGATGACGACCACGGTGACCCGCCGGCCGAGCTCGACCGTCCAGGACCCCACCAGCGTGTGGACCAAGACCGGCGGGGCGACCATCCACGGGATCCTGTCGGACAACTCCGACTTGACCTACATCAGCTCCAGCCAGTACAGCGAGCTGCCGAGCAAGCACGCGGTGTTCGACATCGCCGATGTGGTGGCCGGGACCGACATCCCGGCCGGAGCGAAGATCGAGTCGGTGCGGCTGCGGCAGCGGGTGCTGCAGGTCGCGCCGTCCGGCGGGGGCTCGTTCGGGTCCGGGATCCTGTTCGGCGGCCAGATCGTCGAGAAGATCGTGTCGGTCATCCTCGGTGGGCCGTTGTCGACGTTCCTGGCGCATCTGTTCCGGTTCCCCTGCCCACCCCCGGCGCCCGGCGGCTCGCCGGTGCCGCAGACGGTGGACTATGCCTACTTCGTCGAGAAGCCCTCCGGCGGCGCGTGGAACCTGGCCACGTTCAACGCCCTGGACTGGCACATCTTCCGGCTGGACAAGTCCGGACTGACCAGTCGGATCTACGAGTTCTACGTCGACCTGAACTACAACGAGCAGCCCACGGTGGACATCACCGGCCCGACCGAGACCCGGATCCTCACTGACGGCGTCACGGTCAACGCCGACGCCACGGTCACCTCGAGCTCGGGCGCCTTCACCGCGAACGACATCGGCGCGAAGATCTCCGGCGCGGGCATCCCCGCCAACACCACGATCGCCTCGATCAACAGCGGCACGTCGATCGAGATGTCGGCCAACGCCACGGCCTCGGCGAGCGGTGTCACGCTGACGATCACCCGGTCGGTGATCTCGACGACCACCCGCCCGATCGTGGTCATCGACTACGACGACCCCGACGGCGACCCGCAGGACGCCGCCCGGTTCAAGATCTTCACCGCCGCCCAGGTCGCCGCCGTCGGATTCGACGTGGAGACCAGCACGCCGTTCACGCAGGCCGACTGGATCCCCGGGCAGGCCTCTCAGTGGCTGTGCAACCGCGAGCTGCCCAACGGCGACTACACCGTCTTCGCCCAGGTGCGACAGAAGTGGACCGTGCCCGGTGACACTCCCGGGTCGGTGGGCGAGTTCCGCTCCGAGTGGGCCTCCTACGACTTCACCGTGGATGTGGACGGGCCGCCGGCTCCGACGCTCACCGTGACTCCCAACGATGTCGCCGACTGGATGCAGATCGACCTGGTCGCCGGCACCGGTGGGTTCGCCACCGAGACCTACAACGTCTACTACTCCGACAACGCCGGTGTGGACTGGGCGCTGGTCCGGGGCGGGTACCAGGTGCTGGCCGCCGGCGACGGCAGCGCGGTGCTGTTCGACTACACCGCCCCGCTGAACCGGACTCGCTGGTACAAGGCGAACGCCTACCGCACGCTGTCCGGGGTCAAGGTCGCCTCGGATGACTCCGAGGTCGCGCTGGGCACCCCGAACCAGCTGGAATTCCGGTTCTCCGACCCGCTGGCTCCGACGCTGAACATGCAGTGCAACCTCTCCGACGACCAGCCGGAGGTCAACCGCTCGCAAGGCGTGAACGTGCCGCTGACCGAGTCCGGCGGCAAGGCCTACTTCAAGATCGTTAACGGCGCCCTGGGTTCACAGAGAGGCACCATGGAGCTGACGTTCGTCGACCGCGACGACGCGCTCTGGGACCGGATGACCGCGATCTGGACACCGGGCCGGGAGATCTTGTGGAAGTACCCGACCGGCAAGACCATGTGGATCATGATCGGGTCGACGCTGAAGTGGGCCTGGCGCACTGACGGCAACACCGGCGTCGACTTCCGCATCTGCACCTTCGACTACTTCGAGGTCGCCGAACCGATCGACCCGAACGCGCCGACGACATGATCACCACCTCGGCCGCGTACCAGAAGCACGTGCAGGCCAGCCACGGCCAGGTGTTTCGCGCCGACCTCGAGCAGGACGGCGTGATCGTGGCCCAGATGGAGCCCATCGCCGGCGAGGTCAACATCGACCGCACGCAGGTCCACCGCCGTACCGTCCGCGTCACCCTGGCCGGATTCAAGGCTCTGGTGCCCGGCGGCGCCGGTGACCTGCTGGCCCCGGGCTCGGCGCTGCTGCGGCCCTACGTCGGCGTGAAGATCCCCGTGATCAACCACGTCAGCCGCCTGGACGACACCCAGGCCCAGTGGGCCGAGGGCACGCACGTGGACACCGTCGCCACCCCTGACGGCCGCCTCACCCTCGGCTGACGTTCCGCCCGACCCCGCGCAAGGAGTGTGGATCCCGCATGTCTGATCGACAAGTCGACTGTGCCGGCTGCGGCATCAAGTTGACCATCACCGAGCCCGCCCCGGACGGCTGGGACGCGGTCACCGCGCCCGACCTCACCGCGCCCGGCCGCCAGCTCAAGGTCGTGAGCTACCGCATCGTCGTCCGCTGCTCTGACTGCGGCGCCCGCACCGTTCTACAGCGAGAGGACAACCCCCAGTCATGATGACCGCCACCAAGCAGTTGAACGAGGCGCTGTCCTCTCCCGCCGGGCGACGGCTGCGTGCCCTCGACGCCGGCGACCTGATCGTCAAGGCCGGAGACCCGTCGCTGCGGGAGATCATCCGCCACGGCCTGCCCCAGCGCGGGCTGAGCCGCGAGGTCAACACCTGGCGCGCCAAGAACGTGCCGAACCTTTGGCGGGGAGCGAGGACCGTCCTGGCCGCGCGAGCCCTGGACCTGCCGACGTTCTACGGCGCCGTGTGGCTGCGGAAGATCGACGGCCAGACCGGGGAGACCACCGACTACGGCCTGGCCAGCCTGCGCGTGGTCACCACGGCCGGCGTCGGGTTCATGGTCGATGCCTTCCAGAACCTGACCGAGCTAGAGAACATGAAGTATCACGGTATCGGGACCGGGACCAACGCCGAGTCCTCCAGCGACACCGCGCTGCAGACCGAGCTGACCACGCAGTACAACCCGGACTCCACCCGGGCCACCGGCACGCAGGGCGAAGGCGCCAGCGCCAACATCTACCGCACCGTCGGCACGATCACCGTGGACGCCTCGGCGGCCGTCACTGAGCACGGCGTGTTCTCCCAGGCCGCCACCGGCGGCGGCACGTTGCTCGATCGCTCGGTGTTCACGGTCGTCAACCTGGCCGCGTCGGACAGCTTGTCTGTCCCCTACGAGCTCACCATCCCCGCCGGAGGGTAATTGATCTTGTTCTGACAACTGCATAGCGGGATGCGTCTCGGCGCGGCGATCGGTGGGAGGCACGGCTAGATGACGTTTCCCACCGTGGTCGGCCAGACCACATTCAGCAACAACGCGTCGCCCACGCTGCCGTCGTTCTCCGTCGGCGACCTCTTGCTGGTCAACACCATCTCGCTCACCTCGCCGAGCGGAGCAAGCAGCGCCAGCGGCGGCACGTGGACGCTGATCGGATCCAGCAACATAGGCACGACCACGTTCCAGCGGACGTGGGCCAAGGTCGCGCAGACCGGCGACTCATTCACGTTGAGCGGTGGCTTCAGCTACGGCGGTTTTGCCACCTCGCTGAGCGGCTGGTCGGGCAACCTGGCGGACATCGGCTACGCGGCCGTCACGGGCTCGCTCAACCCGCCGTCGCTCAACATGGGCACGTCGCTGGACTACGAGTGGTTCGCGGGCGCGGCCAACTATCAGAACGCCATCAGCGCGGCGCCGACCAGCTACACGAACCTGGCCACCGCCACGGCGGACGCCAGCGACCACAAGATCGCATTCGCGCGGCGTGCACGGACCGTCTCGTCTGAAGATCCGGCCGCTTTCTCTGGTACCGCGAACTTCGCCGGCGCCTGGACTATCGGTATCAAGCCGCTGACCTCCCAGACGTTCACCCAGAACTGTGCCGGATCAAGTACTCCCGCCGGCGCGCCCACTGGCGGCAAGAGCACCACGAAGAGCACGTTCACCGCCTCGGCCACGCCGGGCGCCACGATCGCCCCCAAGACGGCGGTCAAGTCCGCGCGGACGGGCTCGAGCACGCCGACGGGTCTGGCCCTCAAGGCGGTCACGAAGACCAGCCGGACCGGGTCCAGCACACCGTCGGGCATCGTGACGCCGACCAAGGTCGTCCTGCTGCCCGCGCGGACCGGCTCGATCGCGCCCAGTCCCGGCACCATCCGGCCCTTCAGTGTCGCCAGGAATATCGCCGGAGCTGCGACGCCGTCCGGGCTGCTGCGCAAGGACGTCACGAAGGCCAACCGCACCGGGTCGATCACCCCGGCCGGCTCAGCCCCGCCCGCGCACATCTTCAACAAGCCGCTGTCCGGTTCGGGCACGCCGACCGGGCTGCTCCGGAAGATGCCGGTCCTGCCCCGGGCCGGCTCGCTCACGCCGACCGGCGCGCTGCTCCCGAAGACCACGACCTACCTGCTCACCTCGACGCTGGGCCCGACCGGCTACATCACCCGGCTGCGTCTGCCGGCCGCGGGCATGCGGACCGCGCCGGCCAAGGCCCTGTCGGGTGCCCCGGTGGCCGGCTCGCGAGTCACCTGGGAGCAGTTCACCCCGCCGGGCACGACCGTGACCGTGAAGACCTCGATCAACAACGCGCTCACCTGGGACGTCGTCGCGGCCAGTGGCGACCCGGTGCCGGGCCTGGAGCCGGGCAGTACCTCGGTCACCGCCGTGCTGTCCCGGGTCGAGTTCACCCGCCCGGCCGGCGTGTTCGACCTGCCGTGGATCGACAAGCTGCGCGTCGATGTCGACGAGGACGACACCACGGTCGAGTACGTCCCGCTCGGAGTGTTCGACTTCGAGGACGCCGAGATCTCCGATGACGAGAACGGCATCGAGATCCAGCTGACCGGCCTGGACCTGTCGTCCAAGATCGCGGCCTACGCCTGGGAGTCGATCTTCACGCAGCCCAAGGACAAGAACCTGGGCGACGTTCTCAAGGCCGTCATCTCCAACCGCTACCCGGCCGCGCAGTTCAACTTCTGCTCCACCGAGGCTACCGCCCCGGCCACGCTGACCTTCGGCGCCCGCGACGAGAACAACCCCTGGCAAGACTGCCTGGACATCGCCGAGAAGTGCGGCTGCGAACTCTACGTGGACGCCTACGGCGTGTTCACCCTGCGCCCGGAGCCGGACCCCGAGGTCGGCGACCCGGTGTGGACGTTCACCGACCGCGCCAAGGCCGTGATGACCAAGCTCAAGCGGCGGCTGACCAAGTCCGAGACCAAGAACTACATCGTCGTCACCGGCGAGAGCTCGGGCAACACCGTCCCGGCGCGCGGCGTCGCCTTCGACGACGACCCCACCTCGGCCAGCTACATCGGTGGCCGGCTGGGCAAGCGAGTCCTGCGGATCACCTCGAAGCTCATCGGCGACGACAACGCGGCCATCGTCTACGCCCGCGCGCAGCTGCTGCGGCGCAAGAACCTCACCGAGACCGTCTCCATCGACGCGGTCACCAACGCGGCGGTGCAGGAGTCCGACATCGTCAAGGTCGACCGGGCCGCCAGCAAGCTCTACGGCAACTTCCTGATCGACCGCATGCGGGTGCCGTTCAACGCCGACGCCAACATGACCATCGAGGCCCGCCGGCAGCGCCTGGCCGGCTCCACCCCGGTCGGCGGCGGCGTCGGCGGCCTCAACGGCGAAGAGGGCGGCTCCGGCGGCACCCCGGACCCGGCGACCACGGCGTTCAAGGTCGCGTTCACCTCCTGCTGCAACGCCAGCGACTCGAGCGCCTACACCGACATCGGTGACGTCTGGTACGACGACGGCGGCTCGAACCACGTGTCGCACTGGAACGCCCAGATGGGCGCCACCAACTTCGCCGCCCTGATCGCCGCGCTACCCAACCCGCCGCTCATCGGCTGGTCGGACCACGACTTCGGGTTCGCCAACAACGCGGTCGGTTCCGGCAACTCGATCACCGCGACGGCCAACAGTGCCTACCGGACCAAGTTCGGCTCGACCGGGCTGCCCGCGAACGGCATCTACCGCACCTGGACCCGGGGCCGGATCCGGTTCATCTACCTCGACCAGCTCACCTTCAAGTCCCCGCTGGGCACCTCGTCGAGCACCTCGCGCACCATGCTGGGCTCCACGCAGAAGACCTGGCTCAAGGGCCTACTCGCGGACTCCGCGTTCCCGCTCATCGTCATCATCGGCGACGGGCAGTGGGGTGGCCCGGCCGAGGACGGCCAGGACGAATGGCGCGGCTACGACGCCGAACGCAAGGAGCTCAAGTCCGCCTTCCAGGCGTCCCCGGCCACGATCATCGCCCTGGAAGGCGACACCCACTCGCTGGCCTACGCGCATGACCTCTACGGCATCGATCGGGTGTGGCGCGCGAGCCCGATCAACAACAACACCAAGGTCAAGGCGGCCGGGGCGGACTACACCCAGACCTACCCGACCAACGCCAACGAGGACGACACCAACAAGCACAAGCACTACGGGATCATCGACTTCACCGACGACAACAACTCGATCACTGTGACGTTCCGGGGCTTCGGCGACGGCGCGCTGCAGATGACCGACACCATCTCGATCTCCGCTCCGGGCGGGACCGGAGGTGGCGGGACCGCGCCGGGCACGTCGGTCGGTGACCTGCTCAAGATCGGCCCCACCGGCGGGTTCAACCACTTCAATGTGGGAATAGGTATGTCGGGCGGGTCGCACGTCGAC